CGACATGCATCAAACATTGCCAAAGGCAAAATGAGTGCTGCATATTGGGCAGATAAGGTTAAGTGGTAATGACTGAAAAAGAACTAGTAAAACAAGCAGCAGAAGAAGACTTGCTTACGTTCATTCGTCTTGTTGCACCCCACCGTGTACTAGGGGCTGTGCATGAGGAGTTGTGTGCTTGGTGGCAACGTCAAGATGCTAAGGATAACCAACTTGTACTTCTTCCTCGGGATCACCAGAAGAGTGCAATGATTGCCTATCGTGTAGCACATCACATCACTAAACATCCAGATGCCACTGTGTTGTACGTGTCAGCTACAGCTAACTTGGCTGAAAAGCAGTTAAAAGCTGTTAAAGATATACTAGTTTCTGACATTTACCGTTTCTATTGGCCTGAAATGGTTAACGATATGGAAGGTAAACGAGAGCGTTGGGCTGCTGATGAAATCAGTGTAGACCATCCTAAGCGTAAAGCAGAGGGTGTTCGTGATGCAACCATTAAGGCTGCTGGTATCACTGCTAACGTTACTGGTCTACATTGCTCTGTAGCTGTGCTGGATGACGTAGTAGTACCAGATAATGCCTACTCACAAATTGGTCGTGACCAAGTACGTGCGTTTTATTCACAACTATCGTCCATTGAATCTACAGGTGCTAGAGAATGGGCTGTCGGTACTCGTTATCATCCCGGTGACTTGTATAAAGACATGATGGAAATGAGTGAGACTTATTACGATGAAGTCACAGATGAAGAAATTGAGAATGAAGTGTACGAAACGTTTGAACGTGTTGTAGAGACTAACGGTGAGTTTCTATGGCCTAAACAACGGCGTACTGATGGTAAGACATTCGGATTCGATCAACGAGAGTTAGCCCGTAAAAAAGCAAAGTATTTGGACATTACACAGTTTTATGCCCAATACTACAATAATCCTAATGCTGTTGAAACACAGCTTATTGATCGTAGTAGATTTAACTATTATGAGAAGGATAAAATTGAGAACTTTAGTGGGGCTTGGTATTTTGGTGATAAACTTCTACATGTGTATGCAGCTATGGACTTCGCTTACACAGTTAGTAACCACTCAGACTACACTGTTATTGCTGTGGTAGGTGTTGATGAAGATAACAACTACTACGTACTTGACATTGATAGGTTTAAAACAAATAAGATTTCAGTCATGTATGACAGGGCTGAAGCAGTGTTTAGGAAGTGGCGATTTAAAAAGATGCGTTGTGAAGTGGTAGCTGCACAGCGACTCATTGTAAGTCAGTTTAGAGATTACATGCGTAGTCAAAACATTGTGTTTACAATTGATGAATACAACCCACCTAGGACAATGAACAAAGCAGAACGCATTGCTTCTATCTTAGAACCTCGTTATACAAACAACCAGATTTGGCACTACAAAGGTGGTAACTGTCAGGTGTTAGAAGAGGAACTAATTATGAACAACCCTGAGCATGATGACGTTAAAGATGCTTTTGCCGCTTGTGTTGAGATTTGTAAGTCCCCTGTCTCTAGTAGGACATGGGGTAGAAAATCAAACATCATTGCATTTAATTCTAAATTTGGCGGCGTAGCCTACTAAGAGGACAATATGAACGAAAACGTACAAGTAAGTTTTGATGACGATGCACTAGCAAATAAAATTGCTGATATGTGGGTTCGATGGGATACATCCCGTGCTGTGTGGAAATCAGACCAACAAGAGTTACGTAACTACTTGTTTGCTACTGATACACGTAAAACTAGTAACAGTAAGTTGCCGTGGAAAAACTCCACTGTAACACCTAAGCTAACTCAGATTCGGGATAACTTGCACGCTAACTACATGGCTGCATTGTTTCCTTCTGAGAATTGGTTTTTCTGGGAAGCTACAGATAAGGCTGTTGAGTTAACTAAAAAGCGTTATGCCATTACTAACTACATGAAACAGAAGCTAAAAGCTTCTAACTTTCAACTTCTTGTATCTCAACTTGTCTATGACTACATTGACTTTGGTAACGTGGTTGCTACTTACGACTACGTTCGTGACACTATTAGTGATGAAACTGGTAATGTTGTTACTCGTTATATTGGCCCTAAAGCCTATCGTATCAATCCTACAGACATTGTGTTTAACCCGCTAGCTGAGACATTCGACAAGACACCTGTTGTTCGCCGTATGCTTAAGTCTCTTGGCGACCTAATGACTGACATTGAAACTAAGCCATCACTTAACTATAGCAAGGGTGTGCTAGATAAGGCACTACAGTTCCGTCAAAACTATCGTGATGATCCAGAGTTCAAGAAAGAGTTGAACATGGCTATTGATGGCTTTGGTAGTGCTGATGAATATCTAGAAAGTGACATGGTTGAGTTGCTAGAGTTCTGGGGTGACATTTATGATCCAGATACAAAGTCGCTTTTACGCAACCAGTTAGTGACAATTATCGACCGTAAGTGGGTTTTACGTAAACAACCTAATCCTATGTGGACTGGTAGCAAGCCTATGTACCATTGCGGTTGGAGATTACGTACTGACAACCTATGGGCACAAGGGCCACTAGACCAGTTGGTTGGTATGCAATACCGCATTGACCATCTAGAGAACTTGAAGGCAGACGTATTTGACTTGATTGCCTACCCTGTTATGGTGGTTGGTGGTAATACAGTTGAAGAGTTTGAATACGAACCCGGAGCCACTGTGTTCGTTGGTGATGAGGGTAGTCTAACCTTCTTACGTCCTGATGCTACAGCACTACAAGCTGACATGCAGATTAACGAGCTTATGAACCGCATGGAAGAGCTTGCAGGAGCGCCTAAACAGGCTATGGGTATACGTACCCCCGGCGAGAAGACAAAGTACGAGGTACAGAGCCTAGAGAACGCTGCTGGACGTATCTTCCAAAGCAAGGTAAGCTGGTTTGAACGAAACATCTTAGAACCGCTACTAAACGGCATGTTGGCTGAGTCTGTACGTAACTTTGAAGGTGTTGAGCGTATTCGATCAATTGATGAAGATTACGGTACAGTTTCTTTTGTTGAAATTACTAAAGATGACTTAATGGCTGCTGGTAAGATTTATCCTTTAGGGGCTAGACATTATGGTGAACAAGCTAGATTTGTCCAAGAGTTGTCCCAGACTATGGCGGCTGTTCAAGCTATGCCAACTGTTGCTGCTCATATTAGTGGTAAAGCTATTGCTAAGGCTTTGGAAGAGAATTTAGGTTGGCAGAACTACCGCATTGTCCAAGACAACGCAATGATCTTTGAACAAGCTGAAACACAACGACTTATGAATCAGGTATCTGAAGATATACAAACTGAAGCAACCATTAGCCCCGAAGGGCCACAGGTTGACATACCTGAATAAATGTGGTAATATAATATATATACTATATAGTAGTATTCTTATATATAATAATATATATTAATACTATTATATAATAATTTATATATAAGGTATTTATGAATAAACTATTATTAAATAATAAACCTAAAGATAGTAGTAATGAAGAATTTATTAAAGCTTGGAATAACAGTAGTTATACTTTAGAAGCTTTATATAATACATTACTAGCTTTAAAGGATGATATTAACAGTATTAAAAAAGATGACTTTGACTGTCCTAATCATTATGCTAAGTTAGCATTCAACTTAGGACAAGCTAAAGCCTACGATTTCATCATCTCAATGTTACCTGACAGTGCAAAAGGATGACGTTTTTTAAATAGCCTACTCTAAGGCTACCACTTTTTAGGAGAACTTCGCATGACCAATGCAACAATTTTTAGCGACGAGAACGACAATCCTCCAGCTAATACACCAGCAGCGACAACTGATGGATCGCTTTTCACTGCCCTTGTGGGTGAAACGCAAAAATACAAAACCCCAGATGACTTAGCTAAAGCATATAACAATGCTGACCAGTTTATCGAAACCTTGAAAGAGGAAAACCGTAAACTACGTGAGCAGACAGCTTCAGCTAGAACCATTGACGAGGTTTTGGAACGTATGTCAAAGCAAAATGGTGCACCAGAGGCCGACAATCCTCCTGTACAGGGCTTAACCCCTGATGTTGTGCAACAGCTTGTAGAGAAGACGTTAGAGGGTCGTAAACAGCAAGATACTAAGAATGGCAATCTACTTAAAGCTGACGCTCTTATGAAAGAGAAGTTTGGTGATAAGGCAGAACAGATGTTTAAGTTAAAAGCTTCAACCCCTGATAAAGCCCGTATTCTTATGGAACTAGCTGCTACCGATCCGGCTGAGTTTGTATTTTTATTTGGTGGTGGTTCAATGCTCCCAACAAATAACTTTGATACTGGTTCAGTGAATACTACTTCCGTAGCTTCAAATGGCGGTGATCGTAGTAGAGTAGAAGGAACTAAAGAGTGGGCTGCTAAAGTACGCAAAGAAGAACCTAATACCTATTGGTCACAAGAATTTCAATATAAGCTACAACAAACTGTTTCTAAAAACCCGACCTTGTATTTTGGTCAATAAGGAGAATTTAAATGGCTGGTGTTGATTACGCAAAAGTTAATGAGAATTTGGTTCGTGCAGAACTCTGGTCTGCTGAACTAAAAGATGTTCTACAAGAACAACTAATGGGCACACGCTACGTGCGTATGCTAAATGGTTTCCCTGATGGCAACCAATTCACTATCCCTTCCATTGGTGAACTCCCAATGCGAGAGACTGCTGAACTAACCCCCGTTGTATATGACGCAATGGACACTGGTGAATTCAACTTCACCATTGACCGTTATGTGGAATCTGCTACCTTCATCACAGATAAGGCCAAGCAAGATAGCTACTACGCTCAGCAACTCATCGGTATGTTTCCAACCAAGATGCGCCGTGCCTTGGATGAAAACTTGGAAGGTTCTGTGTTCTCTTTGGCTAATACCCAAACTCTAAACGATGCTAACAGCATTAACGGTGCTGCACACCGCTTTATTGCTTCTGGTTCTACTAACACTGTGTTGTCCCTAGATGACTTTGCTAAGGCTAAATTTGCCCTAGACAAAGCTCAAGCTGGTGGTAGCCGTGTTGCGATCATCGACCCATCACAAGAGTATGTGTTTAACCAACTAGTTGGCGCACAAGCTTTCATTAATAACCCACAGTTTGGTGGTATTGTTAACGGTGGTTTCGTGAACGAAGTTACTGGTATGCGTTTCGTTAAGAACATCTTTGGCTTTGACGTCTATGTTTCTAACTTTTTGTCTACCCCTACTGATACTGCTATTGGTGGCGTATCTGCTCCTGCATCACCTGTAACTAACGTCTTTATGTCTGTTGGTGGTGATCTAACTCCTTTCGTTGGTGCTTACCGTCAAATGCCTCGTGTTGAATACGAGCGCAACAAAGACCTACGCCGTGATGAATATGTGATGAACGCACGCTTTGGACTCAAGCTCTATCGTCCTGAGTGCTTAGTGTCTATTATCTCTAAGTCAACCATCTAAACTAACTAACACTAGGGGAATTCTCTCCTAGTGTTTTTAACACATAAAGGAATTTGAAATGACTCGTAAATCTACTTGGACTAATGCCGATGGCCTAGTCGTTGGTTTTGGCCCTAATACTCCCGAAGTTGCTGGTGCAGTAGCTGAAGGTGAAGGTGCTATTAAAACAGCCTATGTAACCTTTGACTATAAATCCACTGGTGTTAACGTCCCTCTACCTGCTGGTGCTGCTGTTGTTGGTGTTGTGCTAACCGTTGGTACAGCATGGCTAGGTGGTACTAAGGTTGAAGTTGGCGATGGTAGTGATGCAGACGGTTTCGTAACTGCTGCACAAGGTGCTACAGCTAACCTAACTGCTGGTGCAAGCATTGTGGGTGCTGGTGCATACACTAAGGGTATTACCGATACTGGTGCTCAAGTGTTTAAGACCTACGCTACTGCTGACACATTGGATGTTGCAATCACTGGTGCATTCACTGCTGGTTCCGGCACACTAGCTGTAAGCTACTTGTAATGTAACTTGATAGGGGAGTTTCCTGCGTAGCGGGATTCTTCCCTTTCTTTTTTGGAGACATAGATGGCTAATATTCAGCACGCAGTGCTCACTGATCCTCAGTTGCACGAACCTAAAGGTGCATCTACCGCACTAGAAGGACAAGTATATCGTGCTAACGGTAGTGGCAGCGGTGCTTGGTCTTTCCCCTCTGGTCATGCTTATGGTGAGTTATATATTGACAGCGGTGTAACTCCACAAACACTTCTAGCAGCTAGTGCTACAGCAATATTAAATCCTGCTGGTGAGTGGACTACTAACGGTAATTCAAACGTTATCTTATCTGCTACAAACGGAACAATCACTGTATTGCAAACAGGTACATACTTGTTAAACTTGTGGATTACTTTTACTACAGCATCAGCGGCGGCTGGTGGTAAATATTATTTTCACTATGCTGTTAACGGTGTTCCTTCTGCTAGAAAAACTCTTATTGCTAAATATAGTAACGGTGCAGATACCTTACATTGTACAGCAACCGGATTTGCACCGTTAAATGCTAACGATGTAGTTTCTATTTATGTAGGTGGTGGTACGGTAACTTCTTCTACTGCAATTACTCCTGTTGAAGCTGCGTATGGTGTTACTCTAATTGATCCCTCTTAAGGAAGTATATGGCTAAACTATCCTTATTAGATATGACGCAGAACATTCTTTCTGCATTAGATAGTGATCCAGTATCATCCATTGATGAAACCGTAGAAGCTGTACAAGTTGCTGAACTTGTTAAAGAAGCCTACTTTGAATTACTAAGCCAGCGTGACTGGCCTTTTCTATTTCAACTTGCACCACTGCAAGCAGTAGGTGATTTAACTAACCCTACTAAGATGAAAATTCCAGACACATGGAATAAGATTAAGTGGATTAAGTATAATAAAAAAGAAGTGCAGTGGGTTGATCCTGAAACATTCAATGACATTATTAGTAATAGAGTTGAGCAAGCAGGTGTTATTAATAGCAACGGGTATGTCATTAACCAAGACCCACAATACTGGACTAGCTATGATGACCAGTTTCTAATTTTTGATGGGTATAACATTAGTGTGGACTCCACCCTACAAGCTAGCAAGAGTACCGCATACGGTACACAACAAGCTACATGGACACATCGAGATAACTTCATTCCTGCCATCCCTGAGAAGTTCTTTCCTACGTTGTTAGCTGAAGCAAAGAGTCAAGCATTCGTTAACTTAAAGCAACAGAGCAATGCTCGTGAAGAACGTAAAGCAACTAGGGGGCGCATGGCAATGCGTAACGATAGTTGGAAGAATGAGAATGGTGAAGTAAAGTACAATACAAAGGTAAATTATGGTCGATAAAACTGCATATGACAAAGTGATGGAAAAACATCAAGAGAAGAAGACAGCAGCTAAAGAACGTAAAGAAGAGCGTGCAGAGAGTGGTATTGTTAACAAGCTAGCGATTGATCGTACTCCTATGGGACTATACCAAGCACGTTACTCAATGCGTGGGCAAGTACCGGATGAGCTTAAAGGTTTGTTTACACGTAAAGAACGTATCCTAGCAATTGCAAAACAAAGGGGTATTGAAATTGAAGAAGCAGCAACATAAAGAAGATGCTATGCAGCGTCAAACTCGTCTAATCAAACTTGCTCAAGCTGGAGATAAAGCTAAGCAACAACTTGGTATTAAAGAACAACCAGTAAAAGAAGATGTGAATAATCACAAGTGGAAAGGTAGTATGTAATGGCAGCACAAGCCTCAGTTCAGGATGCGTTTACGTTTGTAGGTGGTCTAGTCACTGAAGGCGGCTATTTCATTACGCCTGAGAATAGTTACAAAGAAGGTGTTAACGTAATTCCACAAGTTGATGGTGTTATTGAGCGCCGTAATGGTCTAGACTACGAAGATGGTTACGCATTACATGCTGCTGCTATTAGTTCAGATAGCAAAGACTTATGGGCCTTTACAACAGGTACATGGACTAGTGTAGCTGGTAGCGGTAATAGGGACTTCATTGTTACTCAAACAGGTCGTTACTTAAACTTTTATAATGCTGCTACAGGTAGCGTTAGTGCATCACGTAATCCATCATTTCAAATTGATTTACAAAGCTACAAGGTTCCCGGTAATCCCAACACTGTTGGTACAGGAGTTTGTAGCTTTGCGCCTACATACGGTAAGCTTATTGTTACTAGTGCAGATACACTACCTATAATTGTTACATACATACCAGTACCGGGAGATGAAGATACTTGGGGTACGTTTACAGTTAAAGCATTAGACTTAGAAATTAGAGACTTTAAAGGCATTACTTTAATTGACAATACGGGCACTAATGTGCCTATTAGTGAAGAATACACTGCTGCTGAATGGACTGCTTTAGGCGTAGCAATTGCAGATGTTAAGTACAACCTGTATAACCAAGGTTGGACAGACGCACAAATTGATGCCTATCGCATTGCTAATGGTGGCACAACAGGTGATCCAACAAACGGCAAGTATCCAGCCAACACTAAGAGTTGGATTTACGGTAAAGATACTAACGATGATTTTGACAGTGAAGTCTTAAACAAACAAGACTTTGGTAACTCTCCTGCCCCTAAAGGGCACTTCATCATTGACCCGTTTGAAGACATTGTATATCGCCCTAAAGTGTGTGCCTTCTTTGCAGGGCGTACATGGTATGCAGGTATGCCTACATCTGACTTACTAGGAACCGTGTTCTTTAGTCAGGTGTTAGATAACATTGACAAGGTTGGTA